TGATAACATAAAAGCAAAGTCAGGAGTTCATACCCCTGACTTTTTCAAAGCTTGAAATTAAAAAGCACGTAAATAAAGGAAAAAATGACCCTTGTTACTGATTTGTTACTAATTATGCACTAAATAGAGATAAAATAGTGCATATTAAAGCATTAAAAAAAAGACAGACGGCAATCTGTCTTTTTGAATAGCAGAAGCAATGATTGTCTACTAAATCTAAATTTCATTTAATATTTTAGTATTTGTTTCTTAGATTGTCAACATTTCCATGTTACATCTTAGTCCCTTTAAGAAGCCAATCCCATGTGTTCGTTCCCACGATTCCGTCTTGCTTCAAGCCTCTATTCTTCTGGAATACTTTAACCGCTCTTTCTGTTCCACCGCCAAATTTTCCATCTGTTGATAATTTAAAACCAACACTGTTCAAGCGTTCTTGGATTAACTTTGTAATATTTCCTTTCGCTCCTCGCTTAACCGTAACACAAGCACTTAGCGTTTTTGGTCCTTTTAGTCCATCAACTTTTAATCCTTTGTCAAACTGATCGTTTAGTTCGCTCTGTAGTCTTGCGACCCAAGCATCATAGCCACTCTTTTGTGGCACTGGAGTATCTGCTTTTGGAATTGCCACAGGAGCGCCATTTAAGCGACTTTTAAATGCATTCCAAGTTGCATCATTTAGTAGCCCGTTACAATTAGGACACGCTTTACCATTTACATCATAATGACGGATGACATTTTTAATTGGAATATTGTATTTTTTCATCAATACCTTACCCAATTCGATTGCATTTTCAAGTGTCTTGTCAGTGATTTCAACAACTCCATTTTTATAGCAATCGCACATTTCGATGCTGATAGAGTTGGCATTCTTACAGATATTATAGAGTGGGTGATGTTTAGACTGACATTTTCCCCCAACCGAATACGCTGCATAGTTATCTGGTACTGACTGCGTTACGCTGTCATCATCCACAAAGTAATGTGCTGATGCCTTTACGATATGATTATGAAAATGCTTGCCATTACCTTCGTCAGAATCGCCGTCGTTTCCAGTGTAGTGATAAACTAAATACTTAATAGTGTTTAACGCTCTGACACCACCATAGTTCTGCTTATTCGCAATATTGGTTTTTAATGTATATCCCATGATTATTCCTCCTCAAAATATGCGCCAATTCCATAATTATCGGCACACATATATTCGATTCTGCATCCTCGTGCAGTATTCCAGTCTTTTACGAAATAGGCTATATCCGCGGTTGATAGCAATTCGATAGATTTTCCAAGACACCACAAAGGAGTGCCATCACTATCAATGTAACTGTCAATGATTTCAGCATCATCGCCATAGAGATTTTTGATGTTTTTGATAGCCTTTTCTCTATTTGATTTAATTTCTTTCTCTGATAAGCCTTTCATGGGCTGTGAAATAAATACCTTCATTTTTATTCCTCCTCGTATCTTGTAATAGGCGCTTTAGCCTTGATTACATTGATGTCGCCTAATGCAATATGCAAGACTTCATTTGTTTTAGAAAATGCTCTGCATTCATAGCAAAGTCTTCTTCCGTATTTTCCTAACGTATCACTAGGTTCTAACTTTGCAGTGATAATATTTTCTTTTGCTGTCGCTTCTTTCCTTTTAATCTCACCATTGTCAACGATAGCGAATACAATTCTATAATCATCGAAGTAATAAGGTTTGCATTCTGATGAGCATGAAAACTTTATCTGATGAGTAGTTCCTTCTACGACATCTATATCGTACTTGTTACATTTCATTTATTCATCTCCCTTAAAATCTTCTATCTTTCCAACATCTATATTGATTTGTTCGATAAAAGTGATTTCGGTGTCAACCTCAACGGGTGTTTCAATATTGATGTCATTTTCCGTGATATATATATGAGAGCCATAAGCAGATGTATTGCACACATCGATATCTTGCGAATGCGATAACTCAACATTTATTTCTGTGACCTGTGTCTCATCATTTCCCACTGTATATAGAAAAAGAGTAAACCAACCTCTACTCATCCCGACCACACCCCATCGTTTGATTTGGCGTAAATTCTTATGAGATAGTCACCGTCACCTTTTGAAAGTTCCGAATCTAGAACACTGACCACTCCTGCGTTTCCTGTTTTTAGACTGGTGCCACTTTCCACGAGTAGCCCTATTCCTCTTCCAGAAGATTCACCCTCGCGGGTTGCACGAGCCTCCCATTCAGTCACATCCATATTGCAGTGAAATTTACAAACGCACTCGTTAATTCCAAGCACCCTAGATATTCGATACTTATCTATAGTGTCAATTGTCACAATAGGTGCCTCGGCAATTCTATATGTGAGAGTGTAAAGTCCACCTGTGAGCCATACATCTCCTACTGCGGCAAAAGAAGAACCCCAAGCATCACATACAATCGAATTGGTTAATGATGTGCCAAAATCAACTGTTATACTAGTTGTTTTTTTGTATGTGTTTCCGCCGTTTACAGTAAATCTGACTGCGTTAGCATATGTGTAATAGCAATTGAACACGCCGGTGAATTTAGCAGAAACAACAATCGCATTAGAAGGCAAAACAGGAATATTCCATGTCACGTTTTCACGATTGTGTCCACTGCCGGATATATGAATTTTTACCATCGTTGCTTCTGCTGTTAATGTATATTCCTGTGCCATAGTATTATGCTACTGACCAAGTACCAACAGTATTCTTGACGAATACCTTGATAATCTTTTCGCCATCTCCGCTAGATGCAATTTCGAGGTCTTTTCCGTAAATCTTACAAGAGATTGCTGTGCTAGCCTTAAATGTACCTGTTGCGCTCATGTTTGTAGAACCATTTGCAGTACCGATTAATGTGCCAGCATCATGCAATGATGATTTAGATGGTACGACTTTAATCTTATATTCCGTAAACGCTACATCTGAAGTGAAACTGAAAGTTGCAACATCTTTTGGCGATGTCTTGGAAATTCTAGATACATCTGGCCCGATGATAGTAACCGCTGGAACTGATGTGTCTAATGTGATACTAGTAGATGTTACTGCTGTTTCGTTATAAACATCATCTCTAACTTTTACATATACAGTTTTTAGTCCATCTCCTGTTGGAAGAGTGATATCTTTAACGTTAGCGAGTGTTTCCCAAACTGCATCTGATTCCTTGGCAATTCCATCGATGCCCCATACTTTCATCTGATATCCGTCTGCGGATTCATCAGTCACATTAATCGCAAGTTGAACTGCTTTGCTTGTAGTATATTGAGACCCATTATTTAACTTGATAGTCAGCCCCTGTGGTGCAAGAGTATCAAGTGTTAGATTGAAATAACTTGCCATGATTATTCTCCTTTATTAATAGCCTGTTCAGCCACTTCTAAGCCTTTTGTGAGGAAGACAGGCACATTGTCGCCTGCTTCTACAAAGTTCTCAATGATGCTTCTTAATTCATTGATAATGAGAGATGCTAATGTAAACCATCCTACATAAGTTGTGATAGTTAAATCAACATTAATTGTCTGACCAATTTCGATAAAAATCGCTGATGCAAGAAAGGCAACAAGCACCATTAGCCAGTAGCCTAGTTTCTTCCAGACACCTTTAACTCCCTTTGCACTGTTGTCTTTTCCTGTCAGTCTTGATTTTCTAACTCCTGTAATATAATCAATGATATTTAGGATTAAAAATCCTACAAATAAAAACCAGTGCGTGCCTAATGCAGCAGTTAACACTGCTACAATAGTGCCTCCGACTGCATTAATCGCATCCATATACTTTAATGATGTGTTGTATAATTTCATTTTAATTCCCCTTTGTTTTTTTTATTTGTTTGTTGAAACTCTCGGAATCATAACGAATCCTGTTATATAAGCACCTTTGGCAACAGTCACAGAATCCATTGATATGAGTGCCAATTTATTGCTGGATAAAGAAGGATAGTATCTTATCGCCAATCTGTATCTATTGTCCGTTACAACAGCACTAAAGAAATTACCTATACCACCGATAAGGTTGGGAAGATTTCCATCTCCCGGAGAGTACCCTGTTCCTGCTGAAAAACCTGTGTTGTTAGAAAAAGAGCCATCATAAGAAAGAAACACAAAATACCCGTTATAGCGATACTTGAATGTGATACCACATGCGTTCCCTAATGTAACTGGTGTAGACCATCCCATAGGTTGCATAACTCTATGCTGTAATTTTCCATCCTTAAGAACAGGAATCCATGTATCAGTCTGATTTTCTGTATCAAAATCAAAGGTATATCCATTAAACGACTGCGCTTCAAAAGGCATATCTACCTTTAACTTTCCAGTCTCTGCCTTACACCCTATACCTATTCCTCTGCCATCAGCAGAGAAATCAAGCAACTTGAATGATGGTACGATAGCCGAATACGCTGAAACGCCATCTACTGTAAAATAATCCTTTATAAGTACTCTGAAGGAATAGGCATTATCTGTACTGAACTTGCCGGCAGATGATATATATACCTTATTTTCTGCACCATATGAGTCTGTATAAGTCGCAAGGGTTGTCCATGTCTCACCATCCTTATATTGGATTATGACAGTCTTATCGTTTTTGTTTGCAATAGGTGCAATTGAAAACGAATAAGTAATTTTCACTGCCGTGCCGTCATCATCTGCTTTGTTAGTCGATACATTCCAACGCTGTGCGCTCACATTCTTAACGGTCGGCGAATACCATTCTGTGACAGCGATGTTCTTTGAAAGTGTAGCCTTCTGCCCTCTTGAATCCGTAACTGTTGTTTTAAGCACAACTGTACCAGATGACTTGAGTGGCTGAGTGACGAACCAAGTATTAGGTCCTTGAGCAATCTGTCCATCAATCTCATTGTAATAGTAAGTAATTTTTGCACCGTTCTTCGTTGAAGTAGAGACATTGAATTTAACTTTCGAAATACCTTGAATAATTGTTGATGCACCGAATCTGTTCGCAATTGCAGTATCATCGTTCGCATATGTAATACCTGTGATAGTCGGTTCATACCCGGATGGCATCAATAAATCTAATCGACAGTAGTTAGTGCCGATGTACTTTCCGGCACGGTTATATGTATCTACCTTGAAAGTAAGATAAGACTGTGATGCATTAGTCATCTTATCAATAAGCGAAACCGGAACTGTCCACTTGAATTCATCATTCCACTGATTATCAGCAATCTGTACTTTCGTATCATAATAACTGTATGAAATTACATGTCCAAAATCAGTAGATGCTCTAGGCGTCTTGATTGTGACGCTGTTCCCAAAATAAACCGATGCTGGAGAACAGTATGGCTTGGTTGCTCTAGGAATAACATCGCAGTCGATACCACCAGAAGCAGATACACTACCTACATAGTGGCCCGAAAGAGTTACCTTCAATTCCTGTGAGAATGAAAAATCAAAATGCTTGCCACCGTTATTGTCATGAGGAATCTTGATGTTTGTGACTGTCGCAAGAGTCTTAGTTCCACCGCTCGTACCAACACTTACACCGCCCGACCAAATAAGGACACCATTGGCCCACATAGAGCCATATTTTGTGGCACTGGAATTGATACTCCATTTATAGTACATTGTCAATTTAGCAGTCCACAAATCATAGTTGCCGTCCACATTGACACTTGTTCGTGTCATTGTCATTGTGACATTGCCGTTTCCACTTGCAAAAGAAGCAGAACATGATGAAGATGTTGCCACTAGTCACCACCTACTTTCTTAAAAGTCAATGATCCATCGCTATTAATAATGAATCCGAAGTTTCCAATTCTTAATGAATTAGAAACCTCAATGTTAGAGTTGTACATTCTGTTATTTGCAAAATACGCTACTTCGTCATTGTTCTGAAGAATAGAGTATTTGCTGTTTGTCTGTCTTGTTTTGAATTCCGAATCCTGTTTACCAATTTCAATTCCTTCTGCATTGAATCTGATATAAGTGTTCAGTTGAGTTTGATTGCTTGATACAGTATCAGAAAGAGAACTAAAGTCTTCTTTCTTGACGAAATCCATCTGAATAGTATCTGTAGTCTGCTTTAGTGTAGATACAGTAGAAGAAAGATTCGCTCCATCAACCGCACTGTAATAGTTTTCTGATACAGTCTGTAAGATAGATGTCTTAGTCTGCTCTATGGACGAAGAAGCATCCTTGGTTGCTTGTTGCAGTTGACTATTCAAATTGTTAATTCTGTTATCATAGTCATCAATGATTGACTTTAAGTCATTTGCAAGGGTAGGCGTTGTAGTTGTATAAGTTCCATCATCCCATAATATCTTTGACCTAACCCAATAATAATGATTATCGATATAGTCATCGGGAACGTTTTTCCATCTATCACTTTTTTCATCGGGCATTTGTGTTGAAGAGTCAGATAGATAATACTCCGGTGTAATTGAACGGATTCCCTGCCCATCTTCACCATCATTTACTTGCACAAGAGTTGTGCTCGCTGATGCCTTAATCATTTTATCAACCTTCTAACTGAGCGCTGAATGTAGCCTTATTTGAAACATCACCAGCACTGATTGTATATGTAGAACCTGTCGCTACCGCAGTAGTTCCACCGTCCTTATACCATTTGATAGTTCCTAATGATGTTAGAACAGACCCACTCACTTCAACTCCACCTTTATAGACATGAGCGGTTAGAGTTGTAGCAATGGCGGTATTCTTGAAGATTGTTCCACCACTCGAAGTAATTGCCATCGTGATAGCATCTAAGCCATCCTTCCCGTTTGTTCCATTTGTGCCTTTGTAAGATACAGAATATGATTCAGTAGACTTACCATCCGAATACTTAACAACTGTCTTTGTCCATAGATACTGACCATTTGCCACATTAGGAACTGTTGGACTCCATGCTCCTGTCGGAGGAGTTGTGCCACTTGTGCCTGTTTGATATGTCACCGATGTTGAACTAACAGTAACACTTGTACCGTTTGAACCATTAGTTCCATTTGTGCCTTTATATGAAACTGAATAAGCCTCTGTTGATTTGCCATCAGAATACTGAACTACTGTCTTAGTCCAAAGAAATTGACCATTAGGCACATTAGGAACCGTAGTGCTCCATGCTCCTGTTGGCTTAGTAGTTCCGCTTGTGCCTGTTTGATATGTCACCGATGTTGAACTAACAGTAACACTTGTACCGTTCTGCCCTGTCGCACCCTTGAACGCGATTGAATAACTGAATGTCTTATTGATTGTGATATCCCCATCGATAACAATCGGAATAGTGATTGTTCCACTCTTAGTCAGTGCCGATGTAGCCGTAATTGTGATTGTAGGTTGTAAAGATTTTCCATCAGATACTGCTGAAATACCAGTAGGGCATGTAATGTTCCCTACAGTGCACGATACCTGTTCACTACCACACAATGCCATTACCTGTGTAGTAGTTGTCTGTGTTCCATTCACTGAATTAGTAGTACCTAAGAATGTATAGTTATCATTCGTCAATACCACCGAATATCCATCAGTTAAGTCGATAACGTCAACTTGGCTGACTGCCTTAATTCCCATATTTTCCCTCCTATACGTTTAATTCGCAGTTGAAAACTGCCTTGAATTTAATATCTTTTGCTGAAATCGTGAACATGAATCCATTATCATTCAGTCTTGAATCATCTAATGGTATCTTACTGAACTGGGTTTCTCCATGTCTCTTGATAAGCCATTGTAAATATGCACTATCACCGAACATTTCTCTTAACTTTGAGGAGTTATCAATCACTACTCCACCTACATAGATGCTTACTGTGAATATAGTTGCCACATCACTATTCTTGAATGTCGTACCATTTGATGATTCGATGCATAATAAAATAGAATCCTCACCTTTTGCACCTGTTATACATACTGGTGTACTGTACGTAACAGTATTGTTGATTGTTGTGGCAGTTCTCTGCCAGATATATATTCCAGCATGCCATGTTGGCGCAGTCTCTGACCATCCTGTTTCGGGAGGTGTAACACCATCTGTCGAACTAGCATATTCGCATACGAATTTCTTAACAGCGCCCTGTGCTTCTTTAAGCGCTTCGTCAGCCTTATTCTCAACTCTCTCGAATGCCCTTATTTTCAACTCGCCTTTTTCGTTGAGGTAGAAACTTGGGTCACTTATTTCACCTTCATTGTTTCTTTCGCCTATCTTGATGACTCCAGTTTCTAGATTCAATTCAAACATTTCACCACTGATGGTCCCTGTGGTAATAGCATTTGCACTGAAATTACCTTCTAAGTCAAATGCAATCTTTGTGAATGTCTTACCACCATCAACACTATAGCCTAATCCTCCGCTAGTGAATTTCCACATCTTAGTGTCATCACGCAAAGTAGGAGTGTTCATGATTGACCATCCGCTCGGAAATCCCTCCTCATTGACATCTACTCTATAATAGCCACCATTATGCCCTAGAATATTTTCACTCGTCTTTTTAAGAGCGCTAGTGAGCGTATTGTATAATCGTTTCATTATCATTTGAGTAGGTGAGTTTGATGTACTCATCACGATTTCACCGTTTGAGCCTTTACAAGTGATGCTATCTTTCATACCCGTTAAGATAATTGTGTGTTCACTTAAAATGACATTATGGAACACACCGCTGTTATCTTCGACTTTAACAACATCACTTACTTGGATTAATGGATTCCCTCTCCATTCAACTGTTGAAGGACTATAAGTTAATCCGTTTACTTTCTTGTATATTCCATCGAGAATTTCTTGCGTCATATACGGATTCTCAAAAGATATGCCATAGCCGTTACCGCTAATCAATCCGTTACATGTTACGCTCGAGATTTTTACATCATCGTCGGTAGTCAGTTTAAAACCACTCTGAAACTGATTATCCCATGTAATCTCGAATCCGCTATCTTCAAACCAATATCCAATTAATTTATTGCTTTCATTCATGCGACCATTCAATCCCATGAGTCCTAAGCAATATCCCATGAATGTTTTACAAGTAATATTTTCTTGATAACCATCCAAAGTGATGTCTGGAATATTGTCGATAACATGCGTGATATTGCATTGACCACATATATCATTGATTGCATTTTCTAATGATGTAGGATATTGAACACGAGGTTCATACTCTACATTCATTCTATATACGCTGTCGTAGCCACTAACGGTGACAATCTTGCTACCCATGCTACTTTCTATCTCATCTATATAGAATGTTCCTTTATCCACAAATTCATATTCACCGTCTACAAGCAAGCCACTTTGTATGCTAAACATCCCATTTTTTAGTGGTATCACATTGTCTGGCATTTCAAATTGAACAGTGGCTTTGGCACTATTTAATTCACCGATTGTAAGTGTTTCATTAGAATTTGCTATTTCATTTAATGAAACGGAGATTACTTTATCGTCATCCAATAAAGTTTCTCCGTTGAATTTCACTCTCGATTTAATGCTTCTAGAAGGGCTGATTATAATGTCTTGATATCGTTTACTTGCACCAATCATTTCTGCTCCTCCTTTTTACTTCTCGATTAGATTGAATGTGATGTTATCCCATAACCACTCTTTTTTTGCCTTATCATACTTGAATATCTGACAGTTTCTGTCGCCAACATAGGCTGTCATTGTTCTTTTTCCTAACTCTGGGTCAAGATAAGTGACAGTAACGAATTCGTCTTTCACCGCTTGCAAAAGGCGTTCTGCTTTTGATTGTGGAATAGCGGTGAAGGTCAAGATGACTTTCTTCTTGACCCCCGCTCTATCTCGGAGCATGTCTCCGTTCTGGTTTCTTCCGCTTCCGTCCTCCCTGTCAACATCACTTAACTGTACTTCGTATTTGCTAGGGAAGCATCCATAGCCATTTATTGTTAAAATATATTCCATGTTGTCTCCCTTCTTTTAGAATAGCAGTGGGCTATGCCCTGTCTGCTTGACTTTACCGTTGTGATATTCGATGACAGACTCACCGATTGCTCTGCCATTGAGAATGTTCTGCACTGTAATTCTTGTAGTGCCACCACCATTAGGACTATTTGCGCCAATCATTGCGCTCCTTACGGCACTTGCAATACCTTGTACAATCTGGTCATTATTTGCAACGGCAGTTCTACGACCGATACGGCCTACTAATTCCGGCCCGGCTTCTCGAGCAATGAACATCTGACCTGTGTCTGGGAATCCACCTCCAGCACGAAAGTCAATATCAAACGCAAAGTTACCGATTTTGAATTTCTTCTTATCTGTTTTGAGGTCTAACCTCATTGCCTTTGAGTCCGGAATTGAACCCATATATTTATTGAGTGCATTAGTTGCGGATTTTGTATTTACTTTAAATTCCGCTTGGTGAGATTCAAACTGCTTTTTACTGCTTTTACTAGTCTTATCAACTTCGTTAGTGACCTTGGAACTGTCTTTGCTGATTTTTTTGGCTAGGTTGTCAATATACTTTTGACCTTGCTCTGTACCGTTCTTTTGTGCGTCTTTTAATTCGCTTACGTAGCGTTTTCCGTCTTTGCTCTTTTTGTCGATTCCGTACTTATCAAGTAGAGACAGCAAGGCATTGTATTGCTCTTTTTTAACTGCTTTGATATCGTTAGCCTGTTTTTTCAGATTATCATACTGCTTCTTTAATTCAGCCTTATCGGCTTGCATTAATTCAGCGCCTTTCGCTTTTGCAGTAGAAAGCATCTGTTCGTAAGTCTTGCCTTGATTGAATGCTTTCTGAGCCAAGTCGCTAAGCAACTGAATTCTCGCCTGTTTGCTTGCTTCCTGTTCTGTCTTACTTAAGGTCTGCCATACTTTTCCGTTTTCATCGCACTTGACGTTAAGGTCATTGAGGCCGTTCGCTAAAGAACTGTACGTATATGTGCCATCTTTCGCTAACACTCCATATTGTTCGACAATAAACGCAGTAGAACTTTCAACAGTTCCATCAGCGGACTGTATTGCGGCATTGTATTCGTTCAAGCCATCAGTGATACTTGTGACTTTGTCTTTAGCACTACCTACAGCTTTACCGTACTTTTCGGTTATTTCTAGTTGCTTTCGATATTCCTCAGTTAAAGAAGCGCTTGGCTCCTGCCCACTCTCCCACGCTTTTTGGAGTTTTCCGAGGAGTTCTTCTTCCTTTTCTTTTGATTTATTGTACTTACTAGTTGCTTCAGTTAACTGTTCTTGGGCTTTGATTCTTTCTTTTTCTGCTTCAATGAATTTTTCACTGTACGCTTCGATAACGGCTTTTCGCTTAAGTGCTTCAATGTTTTCATTGATTTTTTGCTTTTCTTCATCCCAGTTAGAAATAACACCGTCATGAATTTCGATATTCGTTCCTAATCGGTTGTTGAGTTCATTAACAAAGAATTGTGCCTGTTTTACAGTACCTGTGATTTTACCGTTCGCATCTACGATTCCATATAATCTGCTAGCGTAGTCCTGTGCAACAAGAGCATTTTGCTGACCTGCTTCTGCATTCTTTTTTGCTTCTGCATTAGCCTTTTTCCACTCTTGTGCTTGTTCCTTTAAACCATCAGAAAGTCTCTTGGCTGATGATAACGCTCTTTCCTGTGCATCAGAATTATCCTTAACTCTGCTCGTGAATATCGCTAATGCAGCGACTGCGATAGTTATAGCACCAGCGACAGCCACTAACGGATTGGCCGCAAGAAACGCAAACGCACTACCTAACAGTCCTGTTGCAGTTGTTGCTCCACCTTCAGCCACGCTCAATACACCGAGTTTAGTACCTAATGCAGTAACAGCGGTACTAACTCCACTAAGTATACCGTTAGCATCATTTAATCCTTTGAAGCCAGTGACTAATGTATCGAGTGCCTTATGTGACTTAACAAAATCCTGTACCAAAAGTTCAAGTGCAGAAATTCCTTCTTCTTTGAAAAGTTCAAATACTACCTTCAACTTGCTTACGGTACTGTTCACATCGTTCAAGTCATTGATTACCTTACCCCACTTCATAGAAGCAATAAGTGTTGCTACAGTAGTGGTTAATGCTGCTAATAATGTTTTTGACTGACCGATAGTCTTCAATGCTTTTCCTAATGCACTAATACCGACCAAAATAGTGTTCCCTACTAATTTTCCTAGGGCAACAGTTAATTTTTCTAGGAAAGTGATAAACGGTCTTAAATTCTTAAGAGCAGCACTGACTCCCTTTAAGGCATCTGCTAAAGCACTAACTCCTGTAGGAATAACTTTTTCAATGCCCCATTTTGCTAATGGTAACAGTACATTCTTGAAAGCATCACTTAGATATTTTCCTACAATATCTGAAAGTTCTTTAAAAGCCTTTGACAAACTATAAACGCTCTTTAACGCTGGTTTGAAATCAAGATAGAAAGCAAAATTGCTCAACTGCTCACTAATGTCTTCAACAGAATGAAGTAAATTATTTGCAGCATCCCATAAATTCTGAATAATCTTCGTCCCTAGTCCGGCTTCATCCCATGCTTCTCTGAAACGCTTTGCTAGATATCCAACAAAATCGCATAAGTTCTGAACGATTAACAGAATTTCACTTACCGTCTTCTTGCCTGTGCCGTTCTGCCATACCTCTCCAAATGATTTGCCGATACTCTTCACAAGTGCAGATAATTCGTCTAAAGAGAATTTAAAACTATCCATGACTCCTTTGCCATACTTGTTCCAACTATCAGTAACGGGCTTAAATAGTTCCTTTAACTTCTTTTCTATTTCGTCTGTATCTTTCTTTAAGCCTTTTAAGAAATCATATTGTGGCAACTTGATATCACCGATACCACCACCACCGCCGACTCCACCAGCACCAGAACCACCGCCGGAGCCTCCACTATCCGAATTATTCTTCGGATTGTTGAGAATGTTTAATTCATCAAATCCTAACGTTTGAAGTTCTTTCTTTAAATCCTTGACTTTCTTGGTTGTTCCACCCACTGATGAGCCTGCATCCTTAGCACTGTCAGACATGTCATCCATAGCACCGGAGCCTTTTTCTAAACCGCTATAATCAATAGTAGGTAATTTAAATCCAAATAAACCTGCAACAAAGTTAGCAAACTTATTTAAAAGTTCAACCGCTACTTGTATATATGGAATAACCGCTGTAGCAAATACACTCGCGATATTACCGATCGCACGTCTTAGCACATGAAACTGCTGTGTTAAGATACGTACAGCATTACTCGGTGTATTGATTGTACGTGCCATATCATTGAATACATCTACCTTGCTGGCATTATTCATGATGGTGATGTATCGCATGATTGCCTGTGTGTTCTGGTCCCAAGTACTTACATTGCCTTGTAATCCATATTTAAGACCTGTCTGTTTGACCATCGCAACAGAAACGTTGTTACCATATTCCTTCAAGCCTTTAATCTGCCCAGACATGGCACTTTGGATTTTATCAAACGCCGTGCTTACATCTACGTTCATCAAAGAACTATAGTCATATGATAACTGTGTAAGGTTCTGTGACATAATCTGTGCTTTATCGCTCGCTACGCCAAAACCTTCAATCATCATATTCAACGTTCCTTGGTATTCCATCCACTTGCCCGGGTCGATACCCATAGCATCACTTACTTTTTGAGCAAACGCTTCCGCACTCTGTGATGCGCTGCCCATTGCAACGTCGAATAAGTTCATTTGTTCGATATATTCTGCACTTTCATCGTAAAAGAAACTGAATGCAGAACTTATTGCCAAGAAAGTGGATTTTACGTTTCGTGCTCCGCTTACTAAAGAACTGATTGCTGAGAACAGTCCACCTGTATGCACCTTAGCGCCTCTAGATTTAGAATTATAGGAATCTAAAGACTTAGATGCAGAGGCTACAGCACTTGGCATTTTATTGAACACATCAGATAACTGGTTGCTCTTCTGTGCAAGTGGCGCCATAGCATCTGAAAGTTGATTCATCTGGCCACTAAACTTGCCCAAGTCTGCTTGGTCTAGTTTGTTAATTGTTTTAGATATATTTGATAAACTGCTTAAAGTTTTTCCTAGACCGCTTTTGCCGATTTTTTCTAAAGGTTTTAACGCTTCAACAAGATTCTTTATCCCCTTAGAAAAAGCATCTATGTTTTCACTTTTTAAACCCGAAACAACTCTATCAAATCTTGAAATAGCGTTTAAAGTGCTTGCAATGCTACTGTCGATTTTGACACTCTGGTCTAGCCTTTGAAGTGCCCCAGTTAACTTATCTATCGCTTTGACCGCTTCATCAACATCGCTTTCAAATACTATCGATAACTTATCTACATCCGCCATATAGTTCTAACCTCCTTCCTCAAAAAAAATAAGGCTCTTGGTTAGGCTCTATACTTTATAGAAATTAACAAAGTTTCGCATCCACGCTTCTGCCTGGACCTCTGCTTCTTTCTTCAATTCTTCTTCTTGCTTTGCCCCATCAAATTCATAAGGCTTATCAGTATAATTTTTACACTGTTCCCCTTCCTCACGGCACCATGTATTGAACACAATAGCCGACACGGCATCATAGATATACATTCCATTTATCCAAGCCATCTGATTATCATAATCAAATTTCATTTTCTTGGCTTTTTGATAATAAACCGTAAGATATGGGTCACTACGCCAATACTGTTCATAGGTCATCCCTAACGCAAGATAATAGGGAAACCACTCATTCATTACTTTTCTATAATCATTCGTGGACGCATCGGCATCACTTTCGCTTTCTATACTGTCCACTCGATTGCGTTTTTTTCTGGTTCTCCTAGGAATTCGATTGGTTCAGAGAACATTTCTACAAGTACTGTAAAAAGATGCTCTTTGTTTCCGAGATTCTTTAGAATATTTTCTCTAGTATCGATATCTGTATCTTTGTGATTCATTTCAAACGAATTAATGAATAACTCATAAATCGCATCAAGTGGATTCTGAGATGCTTTTTCAATTTCAAAGCCTTCCCCAACCATCTTACCTACGATTTCTCTTGTATAACCTAATTCATATTTCTTGTCTTCATATGTAAACTTAATTGTTGTGCTCTTTGTTTTCATGTTCGTTTTCCTCCTCTAAACTATTAAAAAAGGCGCTGATTAAAGCGCCTCTAACTTATACGTTATTAGTGCTTTTTGTTTCCCATTCAGGTGCACCTGTAGGTGTAATATATAAGTTAGTTTCTAAGATACTATTTACTTCGATTGCTGGTAAACCTGTCTTTGATGGCTGTCCACTAAAGTAAACAGATTTTTCTAACTTAGGATGTCTAATTTCAAACCACGTTGCCTTACCTGCTTCTGTGGCTTCTTCATATTTTTTGATTAGTTCATCCCACACCGTAATCAATTCTTTTGTTAGGTTTGCTGTAAATGATAATGCACCGCCTAAGTCCTTTAACCCTTCGATATAAGTCTTATATTCTGTTTCCATCAGATTAGTAGACTCTAAAGTTTCTGGACTTGGGTTTAATTCTGGAACAGATTTAATATCTGGAATTACAGTATATCCAGTAGTTGGTCTAGTCCCTGCTGTTGCTTCAACGGCATAACCTACAGTTACGCCCGCTGTATTGATTGCTACTCCCATGTTTTCCTCCTTAATACTGTGTTTCGATTTCTTTCTTATATCTCATAACTCTTCTGGCTATGCTGTCATCAACATTAATCATCGGCTGATTAAGAGTTCTACAATAGCCGTGAGTTTTCAATACATCATCTATTACCTTTGATATTGATTTACAAACTTCTTCTTTCTGCTCTCTATCATTAGAATAGATTTCAATGTATTGAGTAATACAAGCCACGTTTTCTAATTCGTTAAACGTGCTATATCGTGCGTTTACTGTGTTATTCTCTTGAATGATAGACACTGCTGGAAATCTAGGCGGTTCAGAAGATAATTGTTTTCCAATGATATAAATATCATCGAACTGTTTTCTAAGTTCACTTGCGATATTAGCGAATAATTCATTTTCTTTATCAGTCATTGTTGAACACCTTTGTTGCAATGTTGACTATTTCTGGTCGAAGCGCTTCATAAGTTTCATGAGCGAATGGTCTTGCTTGCATACCCATCGTCCAGTGCCATCCATCTTCATCAAAATAATTCCATCCTTCTTCGCCATGATTGTTTACATCATAACGATATCCGACAGTGTCATGTGGATGCGGTGAACGGGCACCCTTTATCCCCGTGCCAAATTCAACAAACATAGCATACCCACACCTGTTTAAAATTCTGGTTGAGGTACCTGTGCTAGTATAGTCAATCCACTTGATAAGATTCGCCTTAGAACATGGCATACGATATTTTGCTATTTCGTCGAACATTACTCCAGACCCACGCACACCAATTTCTTCCATCAATTTCGCCTGTTTGGTTTTCATTGAACTTTGATATTCCTTAAGACTAGAGATGGCTTGACTGATACTTTCATCGTTCAATCTTACCTTTATATTCCTTGATTGCATATCTCTTCTCCCTCTTACTTGTTGCGACTTTTGCCACTACATAGTTATAGGTCTTTGATGTATCGACACCAATCCATAATCTTGAATACTCATTGATAGGACAATTTGTATCTGTCGTAGTCATCTCTCTGTCATAATCAGTGTCCTTACCAAACACGTCATAATTCGAATCGCCTTTTGCTACAGAAAGTGAAATCTTCATTCTTTTTGGCTCAGTATAACCACCTATTTTATTTCCGTACTTGTCAACGCCGTTGTCTTTTAAAAACAACGCATAATATATTGTTGATTGGTCTCTTTTGAAATTTCTCATTTAGAACACCTTTGCTTTGGGGATGATTTCCCTTAAAAGTGCAGGTGATACATCTGCACTCGCCCATTGGCGTGTAGTTCCATTTTCTGTATGAGTCAATTCGCCTTCTGCACCTGCTTTTGCAAATAATTCCACTGCAATTCTAATCTGCAAGTCTTTGTATCTATCTTCGAGAATATACTCCCCATTTTCATCAATAGGGAATTCATGATAAGGGTAGCGATTAGAAAGGATGATGAGTTTGGCACTTTGTAGAAGCACTTCTAAATCATCGTTATCAACATCATCGTCTTTTAATTTAATCTTTAGAATTTCTTCTTGTGTCACATTTATCATCTCCTCTCGTAACTGCTAATCCACTTCTTTTGCAAACTCTTTTTCGATGAGTTCCATTGCTCTGATTTCTGTGACTTTAATCACGTCTCCTACTTTTCGTAGGACTTTTTTGTTTTTTGCATCATAAAATGCTTTAATTACTTCTACTTTTTTCATTCTCTAGTCCCCCTCTAGACTGTAGGAATTTCGTCTCCTGCTGCTTGACTAGCAGTTGCACTCTTAACAACCTTGACAATGAAGTTCTGGTCAGTTAAAGCGAAGATACCATATTTTCTTAGGAAAGCAGTGTTCTCACGCTTATTAGCATTTTCTGCTGAACGGCTTCCTTTAGTTGATACTTCGGCTTCTGCTCCTAATTTGTTGAAATAAGTGACCGCTTGTTTAGTTGCAACTGCAAACTGCCCTTTAGTTGCTAAAGCAGATGTGTAGATGTTTACACCGGCAACTGTTCCAATGTAGCCGTTACGCGCATATGCCTCAACATACTTAAGTAAATCCCCTAAGTTCTTACGAAGTTCTGCAACATCATCCTTGTGAACTAATGCAAAAACTCCTAATCCTGTGATTTCAGTTGATTCGCTGATTCTTAAATCCTTGATAGATGCTACCGCATCAACAAAACAGTTGAAATCGAACTTAGCAGTTTCAACCTTCTGAGTGGCTTTTGCAAACTCAGCAATGGCCTTCTGGTTGGCAGTGTTGAACATGTCAACTGCCTGATGTTCTAAGCCTTTATCAACTACTAATGGGTCTTCCATTTCATCTTCGTCATACCAATCGAATCTGTTCTGTAATGTCTCGATTGTATATTCTGTTTCAACATAGTTGGCTGTGATTGACTTAGTGTTTCCTTCGCCTTTTGCTACAGTTTCTGTACCATCAGTTGCTACATAAGTACGGATTTTCTTCTTCATGCCCGGTTCACCTGTTAATGAGTTATCAACAGTACAGAACTGCATTAAGTCTAGATATGTTTTGTATTGGTCTTCAAATTTGTTTTCCAACACATAATTTGGATATGGTGTATTTGCCATGTATCTTATTCTCCTTTGCTATAGATTGACTGATATTCACTAGGATTCTCTTCGGCAAACTTCATCTGCTCCCTTAATGACATAGTACTTAATTTTTCCTTTGTCATTGTATCGTCGTGATTATCGTCTTTTGCAGGCGTTTTAGTATTCTTTAACGCCTCCGCTTTGTACTTCTTGTTTAATTCAGCATTGAAAATTTCCTGCTGTTTGAAAAATGATTTCATATCTCCCTCGGCTAAAGCACTAGCCACTTTGTGCGCACTTTCCTCGTTATATCCCATAGATATGAATTTCTTCTCATTCTCCATAATAGATAACTTCTTTGTTAATTCAGTATTTAGACTGGCCAATTCATCTAATTGCTTCTGTGTTTCTTCTTTATTGATTTCTTCTTGCGACTTGTTAGCATTTAACTGCTTTCTATAATTGCTTGCTTCTCTCGCGTTCTTGTCGCTTTTATCTTTCATAGCGTTATATTCTCTGATTGATACAGTAGAATTATCCGCTTCTAACATTTCGATTAACTGCTCAATCGTAGTGTCTTCAGTTAATCTTCCACCTAAGATTTCTCTTACATTCATTTTATGTCTCCTCGCTCTTTATAGTTTTTCTCTAACTGTATTCGTGCTCTTTATAGTTTTTCTCTAACTTAAATATACTTACTTAAATATGCTAACCAGAATTAACAAATGACATCTGTTCATTCTGTTCGGCTGTTACCGTTTCCGGGTTATCCCCGCGTGGGTCGCTCTGTAAATCTTTATCTCCGCCATCAGAACTTAATTCAGTGCTATATGCTTTATCTAGATAATCTTTACTATCTACATATACCTGCTGTGGGTCGCTGAATAAGTCAGCAGTCTGAATGGCAACTCTTGGATGGATGCCGAATGTCTTCATGTTTAGAAGCCCTTGTGTTTTAACAAGCATATTTGTGACCTTGTTTCTTGAGAATTTGATTTCAATATCTCTTAATTTGACTTCTTCCTTAACGTCTGTATTACTTCGGTCGAGTATGTTCTTCACAACTTCGAGGAACTTCTTCTCCCCTTCATCGAACATCTCTTCAAGCCTATATGCATCTTCTTCTGCTTCCTGCCATCCACCAGCAAGCATAGATGACTGCCCAGTTGTTGACCCACTCTGTGCTTCTCTAGAAGGTATTGCGCAAATCTGTAATAACTGAGCATATAAATATTCACTTAGGCTTTGAATCTCATTCTGATTAAGTGATGTCTCGATAGGTTTAACTGATGCTGTAGTGCCATTTCTACTAGTTGTAGATAATGCTCCGTTTTCTCGGAGTTCATCATAGTCTTCCTTGCTCATATCAACATTATCGAACCAGATGAATGACTGTACATTCTGTGCCAACCCATTGATTCTGTCACTTGTACACGTATTGATCGCGTTCAGTAATTCGATGGCTCTCTCAAAGCATCCCATCTTATCGTAGTCTTGACGATATTCCACGATTGGAATAGCACCTATTCCGTTGCTGGTTTCTTCTACTTCCCCGACATGCGTATCAGTGAACTGAAATACCTTGTCCTTCGTATAGGCAGTATAGTGAGTCTCTTCAACGACGCCTTTATCATTTATATCGCGCCAGTATGTGACCGCAAGCAATGGGTCGTGAAATACATCTGGACTATAAACAATGAAGGTGTTCATCGGGTCAAGATTGACGATTCTGAAAGGTGAGAATCCATTATCTCCGTCCTTTCGAGGAAACGCTCCTCTATAACCAACTCCGCAGGTCAAGAACATTTTCGCTAATTCTTGGTCTTTTGTATGCTTCTTTTCATCGAAGCACATACTATTTAATTCACCGATGTACCCATCGTCCTCTTCTGTTGTAGTATCGCTCTTTAATTCCTTTTCGGCTTTCTGCACGTATCTAATCGGCGAGCCAAATACGAACGCCGTCTTGAAGTTGACAATCTGAGATGCATGGTTTTCTACAACCTTTTCATTAATCTCGGGTCTGACTGGCTTCACTCTGTCGAGAATATCCTGTCTGCCCTTTTCATATTCGATAAGATACTTTATATCCTTACGATTGATTTCATGCATCTGCATTGCGTATGTGACTACCTTCTGGACATTGTCTCTTGTGATTTCCGCTTCACTAGAATAGATTGTCTTTCTGCCTCTACTAATCACTGGCGTTGCCTCCTTCTACATGAATCTTCATTTCTTTCTTATCTACCTTGCACCATAGGTAAAGTGTGCCACTTGTATCGTCACTCACTCTTCCTAATATTTTCTTCTTACCTCTCTTTAAGCAAAGAGGGCAATATATATCCTTTTTCATCATTTCCCTCCTTGTTTAAACAGAGATAGGAACGCCTACGATTGACATAGAGAGGGGCAGGCAAAGAGCATAGGCATCCCTAATATTATTTTATTTTGCAGTGAGTGAAGTGGAGCCTTTTAACAAGGCCTTTTGAATATTTTTTTCATTGTTCCATAGCCTCCATACAGTCTATCGCATAACTGTGACAGACTATCGGGAGCATCATCGTGGTCGTTCTTTCCAAGAATCTTGAATGAGAACAGATTGTTCATGAACATCGAATATTCTTTTGAACGCTTGCCCGGCTCTAAGAAATAGAATTCTCTAATATCCGGCGCATTCTGAAATATGCGCACTTCCTTAGCCTTTGTTGTCGGAGCACTATGAGATGTGATGACACATTTATAGTCTATTCTCTTCAGTTCTTCCTCTACCGCTTCAGCATATCCCTCACCGCCGTTGTTCTTTTCAACGTCGCAATCCTGCACACCCCACGAAGCAATTTTCTTTGCAACTTCCGGCTGTGTTATTCTCTTATCCCCGTTGTTGAATACAACGTCTGGTATATAGACCGTTCCATCTGCATATTGATAGGCTATTGGAGCACTTACATAGTCACCACCGCCCCACGCAGTATCGACTACAGTAAGCCTTCTTATAGGCTCTTCGTCTGGGAGGATTCCGTTATAGAACTTCATATCACCGCCATCAAATAGTGCTCCCTCACGTTCAACAGGTTCACCTTGATACTGAGCAAACCATGATGCCATATCGTTATTGCGTTCAAAGGATGCTCTTCTCTGCTGATAGTAATCGGTAGAGAACCCAACATTGTATTCATAATCAAAGTTTGAATTATCATCATCATTAAGCGCTGGGAGATTGATTCTCTCATCCCCTGTTGACCGAAGAGTCAGAAACCTTGAATTTTCAAGGCTTCTGGCTTTTTCATTTTCTGGATAATTCCAATGTAGTCAAGTATGTAGTCAAACAGGAATCATTCCTAAAATGAGATAGCATTTTCAATCTGTTTTTCTTTATTTTTCGTTGTTTTATTGCTGAAATAATATAATTTTTTTGTTGTACTGATATCACTGTGTCCCATTTGTTCTGTAATAAATCCCTCATCTACATCACTGTCTATTAAGGTTGTTCCGTAAGTCTTTCGTATCTTGTGCATGGTACGATGTGGGATATGTAATTCATTACATATTCTGGACAGTCTTTTATTAAAAGTATTTCCTCTGATACGTTTTCCGTTATGCTCAAATAAATATGTTCCCGATGTATTCAGTTTCAATATTTGATTCAACGTATCCAGTGCGGTAGAGGATATGATTAAATCCCGATTACCAGCGTCTGTTTTAGCGTGTTCTTTTACAGCTACAATCCATTTATTGTTTTTGTCTCGGTATTTATCTTCGGTACGTCTGATTTTAATAATACGTCCGTGTAAGTCTTCTTTCTTTAGAGTGCTTAGTTCACCGACACGTAAACCTGTCTGAAATGTAAGCAGAATACCAAGATTATAAATATCCGGCTTTGCTTTCAAACGTTGAATAACTACGGGAATTTCATCTTCCATAAACACTTCTTTCTGCTTGTCTATAATCTTCCGTTTAAAAAGATTATTCGGCAGTTCCAAATCTCCAAAAAATTCAGTGATACTGATTGCAGTAT